GAAAGGAATGATCCTATTTAGTATCTCAGGATGGAGTAATGCAAGAAGGTAAAATGATAACAATAGATGAATGGAATGCTAAATTCAAGTAATTATGACTCATATTTATAGAAACACACTATTCTTTTTTATTATATCATTCTTAATATATATTACACTACAGAGTATAGACAATCAAATGATGCTCTACTTTGCTGCTGCATTTTATTTTATAAACAAGATAATGGGCGGTACTAAAATGGGAAAACATAAAAAAGCACCGAAAGCCTTATAAATAAAGGGATTGAAGCCAAAAAAGGCAAAAAAGCGGACAAAACGAAATGTACAATAACTACCATTTAATTACCGAGTAATTGCCCAATAACTACCAATTAAATAACCTTAATTACCTACATAGGGTATAAAGATACCTATTAATTACCCAACCCCACTAAAATAGCCCCTTTGGGGGCTTTTTTTATACACTTAAACTACCCTTTAAAGCCCATTGAAAAGCCCTAAAAAGCACCCCGAAAAGGAGGGTGAGAAGTACCCTCGAAAAAACCTCCCTAAAAAGTTGGGTATGCAGTTGGGTATGCAGTTGGGTATGCAAATGCGTATATTTTTAAGCACGAGTTTAGGGGGTAAAAAGCCCCTTTTTAGTTAAAATGATAAGGTTAGGGCGTGAGTTGGGGGTATTTTGCAAATGAATAAAATACATAACTTACTTATTATTAGTTATTTATCTAATATTATAGGTGTATCTGTATCTTTTTCCTCTTTTAAATGCTTAATTTGTTCCTTAAGATTGTGTATATCCACCTCAAGGTCTGCAATTTTTTGGTAGTTGGTTACTGGGTCGAGGAACTCAAAAGATAGGTGCATTTTGGCTTCCCATACTTCCTTAACATCTTCAATAGGAATCCTTATATTCCCATACTCTCGGTTATCGGAAGAGCAGTATAATGATTTATACTTTCTTATACGGTTTTTAACCCTTTTGACTATAATACCCTCATTGACTGTAACTATAATATATACCCGATTATCCGTCATATATTCCCAGCTTTCCACAAATTCACCTATTACATAACTTCCATCCTGCAGGGTTGGGTACATAGAAAGCCCTTTTACTTGAAACATACGGAAGGAACCTCCATAGAGTCCAGGTACATTATACATTGGTAGCTTTTCTATATAGTTTTCGTCGAGATAACCAGTAAGATAGCCTGCTTGTGCCTTGTACTCCACCAAAGGAATAAAAGCCTCATCATTTTCTTCATTCACAACTACTACTTTAGGCACAAGGTCTCTTCCCTCTACTATCTTTACTATAGGTTTTTCTGTTTTAAGCATCTCTCCTTTGCCTGTAAGCAACCATTCGAAATTTATTTCGAAATTGTTTGCGATTTTCTCTAATACATTAAATTTGGGTTCTGTGTTAGCTATATAATTTCGAACATTAGCCTCATTTATGCCAATTTTATTAGCAAAATCACTGTTATTTCCTTGAGAAAAATGATCAACAAGGGATTTTATTCTTTCATTAATTGTACTCATAACCAATAAATTAAACATTTAATCGAAAAATAATTCGAAAATTATTTGTTTGTTTCGAAATTTATTTCGAACTTTGCACCGTTAAACAAAACAAATTTGCGAATGGACAAAGGTATAAAAATTCCTCGAAAATTCAACCCTTTAGTGGTAGAAAAATTATCAGTAAAGTTTGGGCTATCAAAAACTTATATACGCCAGTGCCTAAACAAAACACGAAACAGCGAAACGGCTGATACTATTTGTAAAGAGTACAAAAAGTATGAAAAAGAAATCAACAACGTTTTAAATGATTCATTATGAACGAATTAATTAACATCACAGAGCAAAAGGGTATACAGTTAGTAGATGCCCGCGAGCTTCACGGAAAGCTTCAAACAGGTAGAAAATTTACTACTTGGATACAGGGTAGAATTATGGAGTATGGTTTTACTCTAAATGAAGATTATTTTATTGAAAATCAAACTTTTTCCCAAGATGGGGAAGTCAAGACGACAACACATGGAGGTTTTAGACACAGAAAGGACTATTTCATCACTACCAATATGGCTAAAGAGTTGGCAATGGTAGAAAGGAATGAGCAGGGCAGGAAGATACGCCGTTACTTTATTGAAATGGAGAAAATCGCCCTGCAAACGATCATCAAAATGCCTAAATCTCTTAATGTCTATGGAATGGAAGCCCTGCCATACGTGGAGTGGTTGCTCCTACATAACTACTCAGTAACCAGTGGGCAGTATCACGCTCGCATTCGCAAGCACCCTCAGCACTTTTACAAGTCAAGCACAGGGAAATGGTACGTCAATAAGGCGTTCGCCGAGCAACTACTAACCATAAGGCAAGGAATGCAGGCACTAAAAGAAGTGAAGGGCTTGCCACAAGTGCATCAAGTAACACTCTTTGAAGTGCTTGCAGAAGTAAGCGGTGAGCCACCGCGGGCAAATAATCAATCTAAACAATAGCAAAATGAAAATAGGAGACAGAGTAAAACAGATTGACCTTGACGAATTTGACGAGGATAAAGGTATCGGAATTGTTATCAAGGTATATGATGTAGATGGTATGACACGTGTAGATGTTAGGTATGTGGAGGATAGTGGGATATACATTTATTTCATTGAACAATTAGAAGTTGTAGAGGATTAAAAAAATAGAATATGAAAAAGTTAATACAAAAATGGATAAAAAAGCAGGTGATACACCATATCAATAGAGATTGGAGTCACCAAGTTATAGAGACAAAAGAAACCTTCTTCGGGATATTAGTCAGAAGGGAATTGAGAACAGAACTAATGTAAAGATGTTATGGAAACAAAGAAAAACAACGGCGTACGCTTTTCTGCTGATGTAAAGATAAGCGAAAAGGGAATTGGCAAGGACGTAAATATTGATATTCGCTACATAGACCTTACCAATCCACAAGAGTGGGAACAACTACAGCAATGGCTTAGAAAGTTAAGACGTACTCTTGAGGTAACTTTTGGTAATGAGGAAACATTGGATTGGTACTGCAATAGCGAGCATGAGCCAAGACGTAGTTGGGATATGCAAACGTGTTCTCACTATGTAGATCGTTTATTCTCTGATATGACTGAGAGAGTAGAGAATGCTTCTGGAAATTGGATAACTGATTCTGTCTCTCATAATGAAGTATTATCAAAGGGAATTAGCCCAGAACAATACCATAGAATGGTCTGTCGTGGGCAAATAGGAGTAGTTTTGAAGGGAAAAGAGAGCACTCCTACCCTAGTAGATAAGGATTCACCTCTTTTTAAACATCAAGACAAATAGCATCTACATAAGGCATTTCTACAATGTAAGAATGTAGAATTAGATACCCATGTTGTAGTGCAAAAGTCTTTATTATAGCGTTAAAATCAGAATGATAAATATAGTTATTGGCGGGAAAAAAGATATCTACCATTAGAGTAGAGTTATCCACAATAAAAGTTTTATACCAAAAACTGAATGCAGAACAGAGGTTATCTACATATTCTTTCTCAAGAGAGTGAGTTCCTTCCAATTCTAAATTTAGTTGCATTCTCACTTTAACACATTCAATAGTTTCATCTTGCATAATTACACTATTAATAATTCGGCTACAAAGGTAGTGAAATTTTCCCTAAGGCGGTTGGGAACCGCTACAAATTTATCGCAGTCGGTCGCACCGACCTTAGGGAGCTATAAAAAATAAAATTATGCCCTATTTATGGTTACATAATAAAGTTGCAGTGGAGGTGGAAGAGTTGGTTCCTAAGTATTGGAATGTGCTCAAGTCCTTACAGAGTGCTATCTCTCGCAGTGAAGGTAAGCCTTATGGTGTTAAGAAACTCCAATCGGGTGGGAATGGACGTAGGCTACTGATAGACTATGACACGCTGCCCAAGGAGATACAAGAGACACTGGGTGATCCACGAAAAGCAGGTCATTTGTTAGAGCGATATTACCAAGTAAAAGACGAAACGATACGCTTCTATAGTGAATGGAAACGGGGGGATAAGCACCTTACCGATGAGGAAATAGACCGCTACATCATCAATGCGACTACCCTACAAGCCTTGGTTACCCTTGAGCAGGAACGACTCAATATTCGCAAGGCATTGCATAAAAAGAGTGCTACCAAGGGACTTGCTCAAAGCCTACTTACCGATGCAGTGAGCTTTAATGAGACCTTGCCCCCAAGTCGTAAGCATAGCCTACCTGAGAGTTTAAGGCATTTTAAAAACACTTTAAACGCCTTTAAAACTGATGGACTCCTCTCCGTTATCAAGGACCCTTACGGAAAGGGTAAGCAGAACGCCCGAAAGGTAGATGAGCGTGTTATAGAGGTGCTACAAGGCTTATTCGTAGGACAAACCCACAAGCCTACTCCTACTGATATATCTCGGCAATATGATGCCTTTTTGGCTGGCTATATAGAAGTATTTAACAAGGAAACAGGTGAACTATACGAACCTACTGGCTTCCCTGCCTTGAGTGAAAGTACTATCAAAGCCTATCTGATGAGTTGGGAGCAGAAAATCATCTCCTACAATCTCAGAAGTGGAAACCGACAAGCCTTTATGGGACAATTTATCCCCTATGCACAAACAGAGCTACCTACCAAAGCAGGGTCTATCCTTTCCATTGACGACAGACAACCTCCATTTTGGTATGAAAAAGGAAAAAGGGTATGGTTCTATATTGGGGTGGATATTGCCAGCCGCTGTATGACAGCCTTTGTCTATGGAAAGAGCAAAGAAGGGATTATCCTTGAGTTCTACAGACAATTAGTGAGGAACTATCACCAATGGGGATTAAAACTCCCATATGAGTTGGAGTGCGAAAGCTCCCTCAATAGTAGCTTTAGCGACACCTTCTTAAGAGAGGGGTATATGTTCCAAAAAGTAAGAGTGGAAGCCAATAACGCCAAGGGGAAATATATAGAACGTATGTTTGGCAAGATGCGTAACAACAAAGAAAAATATGCCGATGGGTGGATAGCGCGCCCTTTTGCTAAGAATGAAGCCCACCAAGCGGGCAAAGGTGCTACCAAGATCATCCCTTATAATGAGCTCGTGCAGGCACGCCTTGCTGATATAGAGGATTGGAACAACGAACCCCACGATGAGGATCCGAGTGTAAGCCGTTGGGAATATTTTCTCAACAACCAATTGGAAAGCCTACCAGAGACAAACTACCGCGCTATATTGCCCTATATTGGTTACTCCGTTAAGACCAGTTGCAAACAAGGTTATATCAGTTTAAACAGACAGAAAATGGCAATAGCCGAAGCGGGAAAGATACTTACAGGCGACCCACTTATTGAGAAAATGAAACAGATAGAAGGTAAGGATATAGAGGTGTATTGGTTGGACGGCAATGATGGGGAACTTATAAAGGCAATTGCTTACTGTGGTAACCGCTATGTATGTGAGGTGCAACCAATGCCACGTTTCCAAAGAGCACAAGCTGAGCAAACTGAAGAAGACACCCTTATCAAGGCGCTGCAAAATGCTTATACAATGACTATTGTACGCTATGTACAGCACCAAAGCAAAGAGATTACTCCTATAGGGGTGATAGACAAAACACCGAAGCCAAAACGCTCTTTTGTAATTAATAATCTCAAGCGATTCGAGGCGTGCGAAGCAGAGGAAGTAGAAATATTGGACGACTACGATACTATGGAGGAAGACGACAGACAAATCCTCTACAATCCCAGTACAGGGACAGAATATACTAAAAATTGGAGAAAAAAATATGCTATATGAAATTATCAATAGACTTTAAAAACAAGGTAAGGGAAGCGATTCTTTCCGACCGTGAGAACTATGGAGGATCCGATGCCGACTATTCTAAACGGCTAAACCTCAAAGGGGCTATCCTCTCCCGCCTTAAAAAAGGAGAAGTGGAGAAACTCATTAGCGACACCCAATGGTTGGTAATTGCTCATCAGCTTGGGGTACAAGTAAGAGACAACGCCTGGAAGGTAGCCCGTACAGCAGTATATACTGAAATAGAAGATAACCTGCTATACTGCAAGGAGTACAGCAAATCAATGATCTTGGTAGATGATTGTGGTATAGGTAAGACTTTTTGCTCCCGACACATTGTTCGTAAGCTCAAGAACGCTTTCTATGTGGATTGCTCCCAAGCGAAGACCAAACAGCAATTTATCCGATTACTTGCTAAGACTATAGGGGTGGATAATACAGGTAAGTATGTAGATGTAAAGGCAAGTATCAAGATGTGTCTTATCTACTTAGAACAACCTCTTATTGTCCTTGACGAGGCAGGAGACTTGGACTACAACGCTTTCCTCGAGCTCAAAGAGCTATGGAACGCTACCCAAGGAGAATGTGCTTGGTATATGATGGGAGCCGATGGACTAAGGGCAAAGATAGAGAGTGGTATTGCTCATAAAAAGGTAGGTTATGCTGAGATATTCGACCGCTTCTTTGACATCACCTCGATTGTACCCCAAGGCACTGATGACCGTAGGGATTTTTATATACAATTACTGGGCGATGTGGCTTCGGTGAATGCCAAACAAAAAGAGGATGTAGATAAACTCGTGCGTAAGTGTATGAATCCGAATGACCTTAACACAAAGGATGTAACCCCTTCGGATTGGAAGAGACTTAGGTATTTGGAGAATTTAATTAAGTTAAGCTAATGGCAAGAATAAAAGGTATATACGGGAAGCAACTACTTGAGAAAACCTATAAAACCTTTCCTTTTGAGGGGGTATGGGAGAAAGCCCTTGGCAATCCCGAAGTAGGTGGGTTTTGGATTATCTATGGAAAGGAAAAGCAGGGTAAAACGTGGTTTTCGCTAATGTTAGCGGAATACTTAAGTAAGTTTGAGAGTGTAATGTATATCAGTGCCGAGCAAGGACTTAGCAAGACTTTCAAGGATGCATATATCCGCAGTGGGCTTGACCCTAACAATAGAAAGTTAAAGATTATTCCCTATGCCACTGTGGCGGAAATAGAAGAGGCGCTCGGTAAGCAACGAAGTCCTAAAGTGATAATCATTGATAATACCACAATGTATAAAGACGAGCTAACAGCCCCTAAGCTCAGGGAGTGGGGCAAGCATTACCGCAATGTATTGTTTGTCTTGCTCGCTCACGAAGAGAAGAAGGAACCCGATATAGCGGTGGCAAGGCTTTGTAAGAAGCTCGCAGAGGTGATTATACGAGTGGAAGGCTTGGCATGTAATGTATCTGGGCGTTGTCCTGGAGGGGTACTTACCATAGACAAAGAGAAAGCAGAGTTATATCATAGCACAATTATAAGTGAAGAGTAAAAATTATGGGAACTATAGAAAAGCAAAAGACATTTAGGCACTGCCTGCTGTATTACTTGGATTGTAGTTATAGGCAATATGAAGCGCTCAAGTATCGGTACTTCCTTACTTGGTGTGAGCAGGTGAATAGGAAAAAACGAATAGTGAAAAGATTAGAAGACTTAACGGGTAATGACTATCTCAATAATTGGTATGATGACCAATGGTACTACTTAGTAGAGTGTAGTATAGAGAGGTATTATGGCAAGGCTCTTAGAGAGGGTATTTTTGACAAGGCAGATATAGAGCTGATGATAATGCTCTCAGCAGAGGACATTAACCATGTATATCCGAAGATTCTGTTGCAATTGATAAGTAAGCCACATAAGCAAGTATATAAGTAATAGTATAGATAATAATAGTACAATGAAACAGCTATATACAGAAGTGCTAAGGCTTGACAACTTCTTACAAGCCTTAACAGCACAAGAGCGGATTATGATACACCAGTATCACGCCGGATACAGGACAAGTGTACCAATAGTGGTACTGACCATCTACGAATGGATACGTGAAAATAACTGGGAGTCTCCTTACATAAGATACGATCAGGACAGGGTGCTGATGTGGTACAATGAAGACAAAAAGGGATGGGAACCGGTAGAGACAAACAAATTATATAAGGCAAAAGTAGTAAGATAATTTTAAAAAGACAATAAAATGAAAGTTATTAGGGATTTAGACGTAACAGTAAACTATAAAGTAGTGCTTAGGAATGCAATAGTATCTGACATGGTTTTTGAACAATTGGATAAAATAGCGAAATATGGATTACCTATTGAAAATAATAAGTCAGAGGAGTATAAAGAAGCTTTTGAATGGCTGACAAAATACATTACTGAATATGATTCTTGTAGTTTGTCTTATAAGGTTGAATTTGAAGAGTAATAACAATTAAAAAAAGATAATAAAATGAGTGTAGATTTATCACAACTAAGTGCCGAGGAGCGTGCAGCACTTATAGAACAGGCAAAAGAGTTAAACGCTAAAGAACGCCAAGAAAAACAAAAATCCTACGAGGCAATGAAAGCCGATGCGATCATCAGCCTTATCACCGTAGCTAAGGACATCAATGAGCGGCTAACAGAGTTCAAACAACATTCTTTCGAGACGATGGACACCCTACATGATTTGTTAAAAGAGTACAGCGGGCGACATGCTGAGGGCAAAGGTAGCTTTAAGGTGGAGTTTGAAAATTTCAAGGTGGAGTACAACAAGCAGGGTAAAGGTTCCTATGATGAACGTGCCACTGAGGCGGAGAAGTATATCTTTGACTTCATAGAGAGTCGCTACTCCGGAGATGAAGGGACTAAGGAGTTTATCCTCTCGTTATTAGAGCGTAAAAAAGGAGAACTTGACCCTGATAACATACAGAAGCTCTACAAGTATGAGAGCAAGTTTGCCGACCCGAATTTCTCCAAGGCGTGTGAGCTTTTCCGCGAATCCTACCAATATAACCACTCCAAGGATTATATCCGTTTTTACGAAAAGGATAAGCACGGCAAGTGGCAGAATATACTCTTACAATTTTCAGCTGTTTAGGCAGTCGAAAATGCTCCTCTGCCCTTAACATGTCGCCAACAATAGAAGGACGCTTTTATGAGACTCCTTAAGGCGGAGGAGCTTCTTTTAAATAACCTTTAAAAACGATTTAAAATGAAAGAAAAACCAACACATTACTATTGTCTCTGTACGAATAATAGTAAACCTAAAAATAAATTACAAGAAGAGTTTTTAACCTTTCTAAAAAGTATGGACAAGTCGCTTTATGAGGTAGATAAAATAGAAGACTTGAAAGTATATATATTCGAAAAATCTGAGGAAATAAATAAAAAGCATAGTCGCTGCGCTCCTTTACGGATTTATTTTGTAAGATATACGAATTATAGTCTTTACTTAGAAGGATTTGAAGCAGGAGGTCTCCACCTAAGGGAAGCACACCTAATTGATATAAAAAGTGATTTAAAATGATTAGCACAAGACAACTAAAGATCCTACAGAGCCTCTTAGGAAAGAGGTTTAAGGACAGAGAGGAACGAATGGCTTTCTTATCAGATTCCGCTCAAAGAGAGTTAAGCTCTAGCAAGGAACTAACTGAAGGAGATTTCTTTGGGCTATTAGATTGGCTAGAGTATAATTACGCTAGAGAGGCCTACTTTGATAGCCATAACGCACAACACCTTAGCCTACTGGCAAAATGTCACGAATTGGGTTGGGTACGGGAGGATAATCCTAAGATCCCGGACCTTGGAAGATTGGGTAAGTTTATGCTAAGTAAGAGGTGCCCTGTACAAAAGCCATTAATGGAAATGACTACTAAGGAAGTCAGTAAGGTAATAGGAGCGTTAGAAAAGATAATTGAAAAACAATACTTGAAAACATCCCCCTCCCCCCTTCAAAGGGGGAATGAGTGCCCTCACAAGCACCAAGTATTACGCACGATAGGAGGGCATTGTACAGTAGAGATGACTGCTGTGTTTTGCCAAGATTGTGGAATGCAACTCAGTGAAGCAGAAATAGAAGTATAACAATATAAAAATGGATAAAAAAGAAGTAATAGAGGAGTTTAAAAAAATTATCATAGCTCTTAAAGAAGTCAAAAAGAATACTATTTTAGCCAAAGGTATAATAAATGGTATCTTTTTAGATATTCCTGATGGAATAGTAGCCGATAAAGATATAGAGCCCTTTGTTAAAGAGATAACAGAGTTAATAGAAAGAATAACTACCTTATGGGCAGATAATTAAATTTCGGAAAATGACATATATAGTAACCATACGCAGTTGTGCGGTAGTTGTGAAGCTCACTTATAAAGGTGGCAAATTCTCTAAGTTAGAGGTCAAGAAAGGCACTTTAGACGGGGAATATCTCAAGCAAATAGGCCTGCTTATTCCCCCCTTAGAGAGTCTTATAGACGAGTGGCAGGGCAGTTGGGGGGATAGAGTTACCTACCGAGAGGAAGAAGCGAACCCCCCGAGCTTATACGCCCTATTCTTAGACGAGTGGTTTGCTTTCTATAACAGACAATTTGGTTTGTCCCCAAAATTCACGGGTGCGGACGGCAAGGCGCTCAAGCAAATCATCACCTACCTTACGAGCAACTCTGCCGATGAGGAGGAAGCCCTCGCCACGTGGCTGTATTTATTGCAACACTGGGGGCAGTTGGACGAGTTCCACCAACGGAACACCGATTTAAAGTACATCAATTCCCAATTAAACAAAATATTACAAAATGCAAAACGAGGTAATAGTAAGGCAAAATCAAGCGTTAGCGACGATTTCAAACAAAGAATTTTTAAGGGTTTATTCACCGAATAACTGCCTTATGCATAGCTCGTCGCTCAAGGGAGTAAGTGACGCCTTGAGTAGGCAGACCCTAAGCCTGGTACAAATCAAAAAAGGCAAAGGAGAGGTTTTTCTCAGAAGTTATATCAGTATGTGGCTTATCTACCTCAACGAGGTTTTGAACCTAAATAATCCCCTTACGGAGGCACAGATAGAGTTATGCGCCGAGCAGATCATGGCAGATTATCATCACCTGAAGATATCGGAGTTATCGCTTATCTTCAAGAGAATTGTATCAGGCGAGTGTGGCGAGCTGTATGAGCGTATCAGTATGCCTAAGATAATGAATATATTCCGACAGTATGACCAGGAGCGCACCGAGGTAGTTGTCACCCAAAACCAACAAGCCCACGAACAATTCCGCTATAGGGAGAATCGCACGGAGAGTTATGACGATGATCTGGATCGGATTTGTAAAAAGATGAGGAAGTTTTGATGTGTCATTTTTATATTTTAATTAGAGAACACCCGCTAAAATCCAATTTGGAAATAAGCGGGTGTTTTTTTAATTTTGCGGTCTAAAACCTATATTTATGCAAACCTATACCCTACAGCGAAAAGAACGACTAAAACAACGTAATGAGTGTGTGCGAAAGCTCTTTGAGAGCCTTAGTGGTCGTCACCCCCAATGGAGAGCGGAAGCTATTATAGCAGAAGTAGCTGCGCAGATGTATCTTTCCCCAAGGACTATAGAGGCTATTGTCTTCTATGAGGGAATCTATGCAGAAAAATAATTGAAAAAAGTTTTGGTAGTTTAAAAAATAGTTGTACTTTTGCAGTGCAATTCTGCGGATTTGCGATACCTTTGGGGCAATCATTTCTCATAATGATTGCCCCTTAGTGTTTTTAAAAGATACGCTCTAAAGTACCATTCCTCAATACCCACACTTCACTAATTATTTGCCCTGATTTTATACGCTCTTCGATTGTTCGTATAACAGAATCATAATCACAAGGGGTATAATCTATAACTACCTTATCAGACTGTTTTATACCTTTACCTAACATATGGGTAGCCTTTTTAAAGGCTTCTTTAAAGGAAAGCGTATTTGCATCGCCTAAAAATCCTTCGTGCTCATAGAACTTATTTCCTACTTTAAAGTCGGGACATTTACCCCAATAAGGGGTTCCTTGCAAATCGGCATAAAGTTGCTGATAGAGCTCATTTCGTAGAGGTGAATTAAATCTTGGTAGTATGATTGTTTCTTTTCCCTGCTTAGCGAAAAATTCGCAACAGTTATATACACGTTCATAGTCTGACCCCTCCGTATTTACAAGGTTAGAAATAGTAATCTTTCCTCCATTAGGATATTCTTTTACCACCTTCTCAATATAGTTTTCTCCGAGCTTTTCCAATCGTTTTTCCACCTGTTTTTCTACTTCCTTAACGGCTTTTTCACTCATTCCTTTGACATAGGGTATTACGGGGAATATCTCACCCGAAAGAGCGGGGTTATTGGCAAAGCTTTCTTTTATCGGGACGTCTTCTGTGCGTACACCCTCGGTTACGGAGTTAGCAGTAGGTTCTACATAGCAACGACAGCCCCAATCATTAGGAGGTAGGTGCGTTTTCCAAAACTCATGCTCTACGGGTAGCGTAAGCCCATCCCAAGCACGGTGTGCCTCACGAGTACGCTCATCGTGCACCGCGTGATAAGTAAGATTAGGATATATGCGTTTGTTGGCAATATACTCCTCGTATTTTTGTGCTGAAAGTGCATTGGCTACTGTTTGGTTATACTCGGTTTGCAGCCAACGCTTGTTGTAGAGTGTGTCGAGCTTTTCAGCTTCCTTTTTAAATTCATTCCAAGGGAGTACACGCCCGTCTTTGGTAAGGGCCTGCTCTATCTGCTGTTTGAAGCTCGTTTCTTTGAAAGCTGAGAAGGTAGCTATATTGTGCTTGAGGCTACTAACCAAATCGGGGTTTGTTTGTTCTATGTTGGGGCTATAGCCTACTTCTACCGCTTTAGAGAGGTGCTTATAATAATACCTCCATAGCTTTTCCGATAGGGGTTCGCTAACACCTCTTTCTTGGAAAACCATACGAATATACTCCTCAATAAGCCTACTCAAGTCGTTGTCTTCCTTGCTGAGCTTTATAGGCTCATGCTCGGAGCAACAATGGGTGTGATAGTGTAACTTGAGTAGGCTTAGGCTTTTTTTGACTCGCCCTCGCTACTTCCGCCGAAGGTAGAGGTAGGCATACTTTCTATTTCTACTCCATAAGTACGCTCTATATAGTCTTGGGTAAGGATATAGCCACGCCCTAAGAGTACGCCATCTATACTGATTTGCTTGTTAGGGTCTGTGGTTTTCTCTACTGCTATTTTGGCATTGTCGGGTATAGAGTAGCCAATGACACGCATAGCGGGCAAAAGTTGGTTATTGAGGAAAGCCAGCATCTTCTTTTCGTCGGCATAGACAACCTCCTCTAAAGTGTTCTCGTGTACCGTGCCTTGTGCCTTGCTACTGCCATTTTCGGTAGTCATTGTTTGGTGAAGTACGAGTTTGGAGAGTTCTTTGTCTAAGGCTTCAATTTTGCGGTAAAACACTTGGAAAGCATCAGCTTTGCTGTTCTCCTTAATATCTACTTCAGTGCCAATAGGAAAAACGCCATACGAAGCTGAACCCATTTCCTCCAACCACTGGGCAACTTCCTCTTTCACACTATCACTTTGTGAGGCGATTTTAGCTATACGTATAGGGATACCAAAGAGCTCCTCGAACTCGTCCCACGAACCCCACGAATGGCGCTTGAGTATTGCATAAGGAGTCGCCTTTTCGAGTAACCCCGAATGTTTGTAGAATTGTGCTACTAATACTACCTCTTGCACATCTCGTAGGTCTATGCCAGTGGTAGCATCGTAGTCTTTGAGCAGTACATGCTTTTCGGGGATTACCAAGCCCCTATCAATAAGTTCTACGGCTTTGATTTCGCCCTTGGTTACTTCTTTGAGCCATATAGGAGAATGCCCGTGATAGATGCTTTGGTGAGCAAACTCGATCACGTCCTCAAACCATTGTTTATCCTTGATATACTCGGTTAAGGTGTCGTCCTTAATCTCATCGATGGCGATAACGTAGTCCTTATTGGTAGTTCGTAGGGTACGGTTTTCGGTGATCCCTGTTAGGTGTCCATCAAGGAGTACATCCTGGTATACCTCCTCCAAAGGGTAAGTATGTGGGTAGTCCACACTATAGCGGGCATAACGTGCCGAGTGCCAATGGTTGAGTTCGGTACGCCATAGCCTGCGTTGTCTTTTGATGATGTCCACCATTAGATTGGTTACTTGCTGAATGTTTTGAGCCGTATTTTTGCCCAAATGTACCTTTTTATTAAGTACATTGCCACTAAGGGTAACACTCTTTTCTATACGTTGTTTATGGGGTTGCTTTGCCATTATTTTAATTGATTGAATAAACGGTCTATTTCCTTTTTGACATTGTTAAATAAGGTTTTGGAGTCGCCTATAAATTGGCGCTTAGGCATACCTTTTAAGCCCTCGTTGTGTCTTAAGGCATACTCCTTATGAGTGTAGAAGGTAACTTGCATTTTCTCCATACGCGCCATAAATGAGTGTCGTAGCTTGTTGCCTCCTGAATTGTACCCCGTAAGGATAGCACGCCCCTGATTACGCTTACCAAAGGGGGTAAGGGTGCCTTTTTTGCCTACTCTATCCGAGCGGTAACGAGTAAGGTCTCGCCCACGTGTGTCGGTAGTTTTGCGAGGTTGCCACTTCTGTAAGCCCTCATCATTAAACCCCTCATCTTGGAAGTTCTTTTGAATAAACTTGAGTCCTTCTGTTTTAAGTACAATAGGGATATCCTCTTTCACTAATCGTGCGAGGGCTTCGAGGTTTTTGCGGAGTTCTTGTAAGTTGTTGTTGGGCATAGTTTGTTTGTTTTAACTGCCTGTGGTGGCTCACCGCTACCAGTGGTTTTTATAGGTTTTGCGACTACCGAGTTTCATAAAAGGCGTAGGCGTGTCGGGGGTGCCGTCGCCGTCGGTATCTTTGAGGCGCTTGGGTAGGGCGACTTCTATTTCTCCTTTGGCTATCTTTTCAAGCCATAGCATAGCCTCATTATAGCGAAGCTTTGCTACCTCGTTAAGGGTTTTGGTGCGCCTGATGTAGATTTCGTGGATAACAATATCTTTGAGGTACTTCAGTAGTATCTTACTGCGCTCATCACCCTCTTTGGTAAAGATAGCTTCAGTATCGTAATACTTGTACAAGTACGAAGCCATTAGGTCTATGCTTTCGGCAATGATTTCGGTTACTATCTGCTCATCGCCTTGGGTGATAAGGTCTATTACCTCCTTAGTGGCTACGGTTTTGAGTTCTTCTTTGGTTAAATACACGTTACTAATGATTAATGGTTAATAAACATCCCCCTACCCCCTTCAAAGGGGGAATATAGGAGGTAAAAGAGATTAATTGCTTGCGATTTGCAATCTTCTACCCGTATAGGGGTAGGGTGTTTGTCTATAAATATGAGTGGAGAAAGTAATGCGATAGCTCATAATGCCATCATCACTTAGGCGGAGTTCCTCCTCTCGTACTTGTTGTACGGGTTTGAATTGCTCGCCTTGTAGGAATTGTATCGTATCTGTGATTTTGTCCAATATATCCAGTTCCATAAGTCCCTCTTCGGAGTCTGCAGTGCCTAAGTGTTGGTCTGTCCAGCCGTCTTTGCAATAGAAGTCAATATGAAACTCACACTCGCCCTCTTGTACGTGTTGGGTCATCGTCTCGTAGGCGATAGGCATTACCTGAATGAGACAAGCCGTCCATATTTCGGGGTATCCGTTTTCGGGGTTGTCAAACTGACCGCGTTGTAGGTCTATCAGCTCAATGCCTTCAATGGTGGCAAGAGCCCGTTTTACTTTTACAAATAGTTCTTTTCTTGGTGTCATCTTCTAAGTGAAAAGTGAATGTTATATTGTTCGTCTTTTGTGTTTGGCAATAAAAGGTCGCCCGCTTTGTAAGGGGTTTTCAGAATAACCAAAATACTGTTGGGCAAGAGTTATGGCACGCTCTAAGGTATCGGGGGCGTCATCGTGTGAGGTAGTGCCTTTTTCAAAGGAAAGCACCTGCTTAATAAAAGCGTTGTAGTCACGTTCTGAACGCTTGGGAAGACTCTCGTCCCAGTACAAGATTTTGCGAAAGAGCGCATTGGTAATACCCGCCGAAATACGGTTGTGCTTGTCGCCCTCTTGGTGCAAACCCATAGGGATATTAGGGCAAGCGTTGTCCTCGGCACTCTGCATAATAATAGGCGTATAGACGGCTTTCTGTGCCATAGTAGCATCAAAGAAGCCCATAGTATTAAAGCCTTTTTTAAGGTACTTCTTAACCCACTGGGCACGTACTTCCATAGCTGCATTAAGTTCACACCTTTGACAGAAGACTTCTAACACGTACAGCTTAATGCCTTTGATACCAATGAGTACCCCCGCTTTATAGTCACCTGTAGCGGTGTAGGATAAGTCCCAATGGTCGAGCAATCCGTCCCACGCCTCATTGTCTGCTATGCGTACCAAGGCAATATCTTTCGCCTTAAAGAGTTTTCCCTCCTCAATAGGGTTGTTGAAATCCTCCCGCTGTGAGGTATAGTAGTCATCATTCATTAGGATACGAATAATATCCTCCTTAGTATCTCGTTCTTTCCACGAGGGTTCCCATTCCACATCCATATAGTTTTCGCGGGTGATGTTGGCAGTAGCCAAATTGGTAACCGAGTCGTGCAGGTGTGGGCTATCCTTCCACTTGTCATAGAGGTAATCCAATATGCCGTCTTTGACGATATAGTTGTTGTTGATGATGAGCCTGCCCCGTTTTCGGTGAAAGGCTTTCACCAAGTCGCCTGTTATCTTCTTGCCGTACTTCTCTATCATATCGGGGCGTTTGGCACGGTCTAAGTCCTCTATATCATCCAAAATAGCCAAGTCGGGGCGATACATACCAAAACGCAACCCTCTGAAAGGTTGGTTAAGCCCCAATGCCTTGAAGTGCTTGCCGTCTGTAGTCTGAAAGTCACCATCCGACCAATCCCCATAAGAAAGTTGCAAGCCAAAGTCTTTGATAAACTTCTGATTGTTCTCCAAGTGTGCTTGCAAGTCGGATAGTAGTATTTTAGCCAAGCCCTCGTTAGCCCCTATAAGGATAGGAAAGAAGGTAAGGTTGTTCTGTTTGAGATGGCATATATTGCCCACATTGGACTGTATGGACTTACCTGCACCCCTAAATTTCTTTCTGAATTGGCGTATAAACGGGTCCTTGTACAAACGAATATAGTCGTCAATATGAAACTTAGGTGTCTTGGCATCGCCCAAGGGTAACCCACTGTCAAGCCCGAAATAGTAATCGAAAAACTCACCATAGTTTTCGGGTTTTAAAAGTCGCTTGATACGTGCTTCTTGCTCATCCGCTGTTTCCTTCTGTATAGCCTCATAGGTAAGCTCTCGTATCATTTTCGACTTGGCAAAATAGCGCTCTTTGGCTTCTTTGAGTTCTGTTTTAGTCATCTCCTTTCTGTAATAATTCGGTTATATACATATCAAAGTAAGGGCGTATCTCTTTAATAGTATTCATATAAGTTTCACGTTTTTTACCCGTGCTTTGTCCCGCCTTTTCCAATATAAAGTTAGTAAAGCCGTCGAGGCTCTCCATAGTATATACTGCTATTTTATTATGGTCAGTAATACGATCAAAGGCAGCCACAATCTTAGTAATATCGTCGGCCTTATAGGGCAAGGGTTCGCCCCGCTCAATAGCCTGCGCACACTTGAGCGTGAGCTTGCGAATATTGGAAGGTCTGAGGGTTTGTAGTTCTTTCTCATCATCCCATTTGCCCTCCTCTCTCCACTTGCCCAGCGTTTTAATGCCAATGCCTATCATTTCCGATATATTGGCAATACTAAAACCCTTAGTAAAAAGTTCTTTGCCTTGCGACCTCTTATAGTCTGCCTCTACAGTTGTCAATCGTGCCATATTCTATTGTAGTAATTCATTAATCTTGTTGTTAATCTCTTCAAACTTTGCCACATTGTTAGGGGCGAAGTTACCAGGCCCTGCAGGGGTTTGTATCACTGCCGTTTTAAGTTCACTTAAAAGATCGTTTAAAAGGCTTTTAAAATCTACTTCACCCCGTTGCAAATGTACCCCCACTTTGTCTATGGTAAGTTGTGTATCTTCTATTCGTAGGCTCACACTCTCAATCTCACTATAAGCTACCACATAATAGCGGTTTTCGTCCTCTCCAATGGAAGCAATTAGTACGCTACTTCCTACCTTAGGGAAAAGGTAAAACCGATCGGCATTATCGTTAATCACCGAAGCCAAGCGCACGGTATATTGTAGCTCATCGTCTTTCACCACACACGTACCTTGCGATTTGTCTACTGATACTACTTCTACGGCTATAGTAGGGGTTTTGCGTTTTCCTATCTGCCTAAGCCCTTCCGCTAATTCTCTATCTATACTCATAATCTTGCTCCTATGGTTACTTGTCGGCGTGCTCCATTGCGCCCAAAGGTAGTTTCTACTTTTTTAATGAAATAGCGCTCGTCTATATCTTTCAGTTCTTTGTCTATGAGTTGTGCCTGCATACCTCGCGTGGCGTAGGGTACTAAAAAACTCGTTATAGAGCCGTCAAAGCCGTCATACTTTAGCTTTTCCATTTCCGCTCTTGCCATATCTCGTAGCTTAGCCTCATCGCTCACCACAGAGGTGTGAAAGGTTCTTAACTCGCCATCAGGGTCGCCCTCTTCCACTGTCTTCTTTTTGTTGTTCTTATCTATGTAGGTATATCGTATTTTTAGCCTACGTTCGTCCTTGGTACGATATTCCAAATCATTCGCTACAATATTGTAATTAAGGTCATAGCGTGCGGTTTGCCCTATATTGGTAAGCTCCGAAAGCCCTGCATATAGCTTGCCCTCATCATTAATAAAGATACTTAGCCTAACTTCCTCTTTGA